CCCCCCCCCGGAGAGTGTTAAAATGTAATTGTAATGTACGCTTGCCCGCTTTCTCATTCTGTGGTATAATCAACACAAGGCAAGTTGTAATACCACAACACAATTAAGGTGTCTAGCGTAATGTTAGGCGCCTTTTTTGTTTTTAAATTTTGGCTATGCCAAAATGATTGTGCTTCGCTGCCGGTCACTCCGCCTATATTATATCTTCGTAACACGGCGCAAGCCTACGCTTTACGCAATCGTTACTCGTGCCTTGTCGGGTAGAGAAAGGAGATAATAAGCTATGGCTAAGTTTTATACGCTTTATGACGAACAACCGCCAAAACCACACGTAGAAATTACGCAGCCTTCACTCGCTGATCAGACTTTTGCTGAAGAGTGTGATATTCATCATATTATTGCTAATTTTAACACTACCGGCATTGTAGATTCTGTTGGTGCACATGATCCGGCTACTCTTCAATATGGAGATGCTACTTTATTACCAGATTATGAAACTGCTTGCAATCTCGTTGCTAACGTCAATGCTGAATTTGCAGATTTGCCTTCTAGCGTTCGTGCTGAATTTGGCAATGATCCTCGAATGTTGCTTGATGCTCTAACGTCTACTGATGCTAAGGTTGTTGCTAGACTTGAGGAGTTAGGCCTAAAAGCCAAGGCTATTGTAGATACTCCGGTAGTACCTGAGCCTCCGGTAGCAGGAGAGCCTAAATTAGAGCAAAAATAACTTATATGCTAATATTCACTTATGTAGAATAATAACCTTGTCACCTTGACCAGTTACCTACTTGATAGTAACTGGTCAAGGTGACACAAAATACGAAAAACCTTCAAAAATAAGCCCTTTTACTTATTTTTAATTACCTTCGTATTTGATAACAAAAATCCCGTTCTCGTGGTTTTTGGCTTTTAATTAATTTTAAGGAGATTTAAAAAATGGCTCGAAATATTCGTGTTAATCAGTCGCATTTCGCGATGATTCCACAAGCTAATATTCGCCGCTCCGTTTTCGACAGAAGTCACGTATATAAGACAACCTTTAACGAAGGTGCTTTAATCCCGTACTTTGTTGATGAGGTTATTCCGGGCGATACTTTCACATTAAACCCTGTAGAGTTCTGCCGCTTGGCTACTCCGGTAGTTCCTTTCATGGATAATATTTATATTGAGTCCTTTTTCTTCTTCGTGCCGTCAAGGCTTGTATATGATAAATGGGTTAATCTTTGTGGTGAGCAGGAAAATCCCGAAGATTCTACTGATTATTTAGTTCCTACTGTTTCTTTAACCGGCGATATGACTAACAAGCTGCCCGATTATATGGGTATCGCTTGTGCTTCCGGCACTTTCAATGATGTTTCCGTTAACTGTTTGCCGTTTCGCTGCTACTGGACTATATGGAACGAATGGTTCCGTGACGAGAACTTACAAAAAGCTGTTAAGGTGTCTAAAGGCGAAACTAACACAGTCTTGGAACCAATGGGACAATCTACCGCTAATCCTAATTACGGCTTGCCGTCCGGTGTAGAAAATTGGTATGACCCCGCCCCCCGCGGAAAAAGATATGACTATTTTACCGGTGCTTTGCCTTGGCCTCAAAAAGGCCCTGGTGTTGAACTTCCTTTAGCTGGCAATTCAGCTCCTCTTTTTGTCCAACCTAATGCAATTTCTGAGCCTAATCCTTTTTATGGTGATTCTAATAAACTTCCTGTTTATAAGGCTACTTCTTCTCCCGGCTCTGGAGCTGTTTATGTTATTGCTGGCACTTCTAATCCTGCCAACGTTTCTGGAATGGGTTATGCTGATTTATCTTCTGTTTCTACTGTAACTATCAATTCTCTTCGTCAAGCGTTTATGCTGCAAAGATACTACGAGATTGATGCCCGTGGCGGTACACGTTATACTGAAAAGCTTCAGGCTCATTTCGGCGTAACTAATCCTGACGCCCGCCTTCAGCGTCCGGAATTTCTTGGCTCTCATAGCTCGATGATGAATATTAACCCGGTTACTCAGACAAGCTCTACTGACTCTACAACCCCACAAGGTAATTTAGCTGCATACGGCTTGAATGCCCAGCGTTATCATGCCTTTACAAAATCCTTTTCGGAATTTGGTTATGTTATCGGCTTAATTAACGTACGTGCAGACCTTACTTACCAGCAAGGTATTAACAAAATGTGGCTGCGCTCTGATGTGCTCGACTTCTATTGGCCTTCTTTCGCTCATCTTGGCGAACAGGCTATACAAAATATTGAGATTTATTGTCAAGGAAACGATGAAGATAAAAAGGTATTTGGCTATCAGGAACGCTACGCGGAATATCGTTATAAGCCGTCTTTGATTACCGGTCAATTCCGCTCAACCTATAAAGAGCCTTTGGATATTTGGCATCTTTCTCAAAAGTTCGCTACGCTGCCTACGTTGTCTGATGAGTTCATACAAGACCATCCACCCATTAGCCGCGTTGTTGCTGTTCCGTCTTATCCTCACTTCCTTCTTGACGTTAAATTTAATTTAAAATGTATTCGTCCTATGCCTATGTATGGTATACCCGGTATGATGGGACATTTCTAAAAAGGAGTGATTTACCATGTCGTTTCTTGGTTCTGCTGCTGGTGCTTTTGCAGGTGGTATTTCATCTCTCATTGGTGGTGCTCTTTCTAACTCTGCTGCTCGCCATGCTGCAACGGTAGCTAATCAGCGTAATATTTATAATTATCAGCATCGTTATCAATGGGCTATGGAAGATATGCAAAAAGCTGGTTTAAATCCTATGCTTGCTGCTACGCAAGGCATTGGTGGTTCCGTTAATGGTGCTTCTGCCTTATCCGCAAATTATAACCTCGGTGAAGGCGTTACTGCCGGAATGTCTGCTTCTGCTGCTGGTAGCTCTGCAAAGGCTGCTAATCGTCAAGCCGGCATTGCTGAAAAAATGAGCGACGAACAAATAAAAAATCTAGCTGCTCAAACAACTTTAGCCGGTAGTTCTGCAAAAAAATATGATGCTGAAACTTATGGTATTTCTGTAGCCAATAAGCTGGCTGCTGCATCCTATAATGACAATTTAGCTTTGGTTAAACAGAATTTGGCCAATGCTCAGAAGCAAGGCGAATATATTGATGCTCAGAAAGCTAGTCAAATGTATATGATGAATGTCGTTATGCCGGCTCAAGCTGCTATGATGTATGCTCAAGGCAACGCTGCTAATAGTTCTGCCGCTTATAATGCACAGCTATCTAATGTTGCAAAAGCTGATTATGACTATAAATCTTCTCGTAATTCCGATTACAAAAATCTTGGACTCTCTGATGACGGATTACCTTGGAATACTATTGGCCGTGCTGCCAATCGTCTTTTTTCTGGTATCGCTAATTATTTTTCTAAATGAGGTGATTAATTATGTCAAACAAAACTACTGCAATTTTAACTTTCCTTGTATCTACTGTAATTCCTTTCATCCAAGAAGTTGTTGATTTTATTGATATGTTTCGCACAGGTAAGTATAACCGCGAAGGCAGCGCAAGTCTTAAAGCTATTTCGCTTGCTATGCAGGATGACTTGGTTAATATGCAGAAAAGAGGTCAAGATGATGTAAATGGCTTTCGCCACGCAGCTGCGGCAGCGACGGAAGAAAAAAGTTACTCCCGCTTTTTGGGAAAAAATAATTAACCTTTTAACCCTTGGTATTTATTTAAGGAGTAAACGTCATGAAAAGAAGTAGAATTTCTCGCGGTAGTTCGCGCCGGAACTTTCGCAATCATGCCGTGCCGCGGCTCAAAAATCTTAAATCTCGCAACATGCGCGGTGGTATTCGTATGTAGTAGAAAGTGTGTGATATTATGACTTGCCTAAATCCTATGTTTGCTAAACGCTCTCTTTCTCCTAACGCTAATGGGAAATATGAGCTATCTAATTTTATTTCTTATCGCGATTTGTCTGGAAAATCTTTGGAAATAGCTAAAAGTGAGCTAGCTAATAATTATGCTGTAGTCGTTCCTTGTGGTCAATGTCTTGGCTGCCGTCTTGACAAGGCTAATGATTGGGCTATTCGCTGCGTGCATGAGGCTAAATTGCATATGCATAACTCTTTCATCACGCTAACGTATAATGATGATTGTCTTCCAGCGGATCACTCGCTGCATCGTTATCACCTGCAGCTATTTTTTAAACGGCTACGTCGTTATTTAGATTATTATGATAATACTAAGATCCGCTTTTTATGTTGCGGTGAGTATGGCGATCTCAATCGCCGTCCACATTATCATATTTTGTGCTTTGGTTGGTTTCCTTCTGATGTCCGGAAAGTATCGGCGTTAACAGCTGGTTATAATCTTTTCCGTTCTCCGACGCTGGAGAAGCTTTGGCCTTATGGTTATAATACTGTAGGTGCTATTACATTTGAGTCAGCCCGTTATGTTGCTAAGTATAGCCTAAAGAAGCAGACCGGTAAAAATGCCTGCATGTATGACGCTCTAGGCATCGCCCCGGAATTTGTTGGCAGCTCTTTAAAGCCTGGTATTGGAGCAGACTATTTCAGTCGTTACTCTGAGGATATTTTTAAATTAGGTTTTGTTACAATTAATGGAGCTAAATACAAAATACCTCGTTATTATCAAACATTATTTGAGCGCAGTAATCCCGTTTGGTACGATATATACAAGCAAAACAAGGCTGAAAATGCAAAGGCTGCTATCATCGATTGCAAAAGGCTGGAAGCCAAGGAGAAGATATTAAAGCATCGGCAGGAACAATTCGAGCGCGATTTTGATAATTTAGGTTTATAAAAGTTGTAAAAAGTTGTAAAAAGTTGTTGACAGTTGCGTTTCCTCATGGTATAATATATACAGAAAGTGAGGTAAGCAATATGTTGAAAGATTACTTTGATCCAACTTTATCCTTTGAGCATCAATCTGAAATTGATGATTTTCTTGCTGGTGTACCACGCAGCTCTGTTTTTTCTTCTTACGGTCAAGCTCGTTCTTATCGTTCTTCTGATCTTTATTATAAGGATGAGCATGGTCGTTATAAATATCGTATATTTTTGTATAATGGCTTTTATTATGTTGCTTCTTTAATTACCTTCAGCCATCTTAAATGGCTTATTGCTCGTTTTCGTCAAATTGAAGCAGCTGATCTTCATTTTAAGGCTTTTATTGATTATACGTCTAATGAGCTGGCTCGTGATGGTGTTTCTGTTCCTAAAGATTTGTTTAATAATGAGGTGATTTAATGAAAATTTATTGTATTTATGATCGCAAGGCGGAGCTTATGAATCCGCCTTTTTCACAGCAAAATAACGCAATGGCTTTGCGTCAATTCCAAATCATGGTTAACCAGCCGTCCACTCCGGATCGCTCTAACATTATCCATGATTATCATGAGGACTTCGTGCTAATGTATTTAGGTGAATTTGACGACAAGACATGTGAATTTTCCCCACAAAATCCCACTTTATTGTTATCTACTGCCACGGAACTGTTGACCCCCCCCC